CCTTTCTGGTGTTGCGCCCGTACTTTTAAGCCAAGGCCCGAGAACTGGGTCAGCGTGTATAGACTTGTGTAAGTCTATGTATGCTTCTGGGGTGTCAGCCATTTTGTAGGCATCTGGCAGTAGCTTTAATTTATTACTTAGCAATTCAACCTGCGCTTTTTGTTGCGTTGTTTGGGCTGCATCTTGTTCCGATAATGTTTTAAGATAATCGCGACCAGTTTTTCCGTATTGCAACAACCCCGCACGGTTTTCGGGTTTTGTAAGATCAGTTTTTCCACTAAGGAAATTACGCAGTCCCCCTTCCTCAATTCGGGCGCGTTCGTACTCATCCATCTTCATTCGATTGAGTTGGTTTGCAGTTTCACCTTGCTGCAATTGCTGCATCTTCCCATACTGGGCAAATGGATCAGGAGGCGCAGCAAACTGTGCGCCTTGGGCAATGAGTGCGTTTAAATCAGCCATTTTTAACCTACCTACCTATTGAATAATTAGTATCTATTGGAGCAGTGTTGTAACTTGGAAGCCCAACACCACTACCACCACCACGCTGACTAGCTAAATAATTGTTAAAGTTCATCTGATTCAAGTATGCACTTGCCCCAGTATTCAATGCATTGTTTATGGTGTTACCCACACCCAATTGACCAGCGGCTATGGCTTGTCCACCCTGCATCATGAGATTGCCAGCATTTGCACCATACTGCCCCGCCGCAGCGCCAGCACCAGCCGCAGCATTTTGACCAGAGGTCATTAGACTGCCAAGTGGCTGAAGCTGATTGGTTCGGTTGGTTTGGTAACGGTTGTACGCATTACCATACTCTTGCGAACCCATGTCTTGACCATATCGAGTAGCTGCCCTGAGTGCTGCTCCAGATTGTGTACCACCACGGGCGGCGGCACTGCGGTCAATAGCTTTTTGTCCTTCGGACAATCGGAAAGCGTAACCGGGGTCGGCCTGATAATCAGCCATGCTGAAGTCGCGCCCGTACTTACCATAGCCAGCGGCCCCAGTGTTTCCACCTAGCCCCAAGAGTTCCATTAGTCGGTTTTGACCTGTGATGCCAGCTTCACGATAGGGTTTGTTCAACTCCATCTGTTTGTCAAACATCTCCTTTTGCAGTACCGCAGAACGATCTGCTGCTGCGGCCTGTGTATTGGCGGCATCTTTTGCACCTTGCGATGCCATGTAGCCGCCAACAAGCGTCGCGCCCCCACCTATCAATGCTACTGTAACCATAGTCATAATGACACCTCAATTTCTGTGTGTTTAATCTTGTTTCCGACTGTAAACATTGAATCAGGATCGTCCTCAACTAACTCCGATTCTACTTCTTCAACCGTGTCTGAATCAACCCGATGAAATGTCATGCACAACGCATCGGTTTCTGCATAAACAGCCCTCTTAGTTCCGGGCTTGCTGCACAAAAGCATAGGGCCAGTAAGAGTTTCAACACCATTGTCGGTCGTTACGCTAACCGTTCCTGAGACAATCATATAGAAATGCTCTTTTTTGTGTACTTTACCAACAATCAAACAACCAGCGGGTCGCCATACTTGACGGCAATACATCCCACCGTGAAACAAATGCTCGGTGGGTGGTTCATATTGAGGATACTTTGACGCTTCAATTTGCAAGGATTTTACCTTGTCACGCATTGATGCGGGTGTTTCAACCTCAAAACCTTTACCGTAAGTGACTTGCATCAGATTATTCCAAAAGCAGGTTGTTATTTGCAGCAGCTTGCATGATGACCCAGTTTGTGCCATCGGACACCATTGTCGCCCAGTTTCCCACAACATCCAAAAGATTTTTCATGACTATCTTGCCTCTTAAATTACCAAGGAATTCCCGTAGCTATAGCAGGATATTTCTTTGCGTTAATTTGCGATTGCAGACTGGCCTCAATTTCAGCTACTTCTAGCTTTTCTTTGACCCAAGCAATCACTTGAGCCTCTGTCAATGATTCGTATGCGATAAAAGATTCCCCACGCTCAAAGCCCACTGTGCCGTAGCTGCCAACGGAGTGTTCTTCGTCAACAGCGTCTGCACGCCAGTGAGCAACAGTTACCAAGCCATCAGAAGTTTGGCGGTCAAGTTGTACGATTGTCCAAATGATAGTCATGGCGCGTCCTTTAAATTGAAGTGATGGTTTGCCAAGCAGCGCCTGAGTAAACGCAGAGTTTTGCCAAAGTGGTGTCAAACACCATCAGCCCAGCAGCAGGAGAGGCAATAGCGTTCTTCTCTACGGTTGTCATGTTGGGCATTCTTACGCCCTTGGTGGTGCTTTGCGCGTCTAGGATGGCTGAGGCTGAAGGCGAGCTTGTACCAATACCAACATTGCCAGTTGATGTAATCCGCACCCGTTCAGTACCAGTTATAGAGCCAGAAGCGGTCGTACTAAGAGTTATAAAGCCCGGAGAAGAAGATGAAGAAATAGCTCCATCTGAAAGAATTTGAATTAAAGCACTATCACGATATGCCGTACCATCGTAACCACGCCCAACAATCGTACTTAAACCAGTGCTTGAAGAAATAGCAGTTGGAGAAGCCTGAGTACCAGATGCACTTCTAAAAACAATAGCTCCCGCAGCACCATATCTCTGGGTTGTAATTATTCCGGTATCAACGTGAAGCAACGAAGCAGGGGTTGTAGTCCCAATACCCACGTTACCAGAGGTATCAATCCTGACTCTCTCACTGCCTCCTGTGTAGAAGGTCATTGGTAAGTAAGTGCCTGTGCCAATGATTCCTGATTCAAAACGACCATCAACAGTTGTTGCCACTATTCTTGTTCGAGATGTATTAGTCGGGTCATTTCCTAAATATGCAGTCCATGCACTTGATTGCGTAGATGATGAAGGGCCTAATGCCCCAATGTCTGTAAATGTGCCAGTGCTTGATTGCACTAGAGTACGGTTTGCTTGTGTAGCATTACTAAAGTCACCAGTGATGCGGTTGCCTGTGCCTGTGAATGTCAAGTTGCCTGAATTGCTCAATGATGAGGCAGACGCTGCGCCCAAAACGGGGGTAATCAGCGTGGGGCTGGTGGCAAATACCGCAGAGCCGCTACCAGTTTCATCTGTTAGCGCACCAGCAAGTTGGGCTGAGGTAAATGACCCCAGAGAAGTTGCATTGCCAACGGAAGTAACTGCGCCTGTCAAATTGGCGTTTGTGGTAACCGTTGCCGCATTGCCAGTGGTGTTTTGGTTAAGTGTTGGAATATCAGCGGCAACAACAGCCCTGAATGTAGGAACACCAACGCTACCATTGGGCGCGGCTAAAACAAAATTTGCAGTTTTTGAGGCGTATGGATTTTGTGTATCACCATACGATGCAGCCAAACTAATTGCAGGGGTTGTGCCACCGCTAGAAACAACAGGACTTGTTCCAGTTACAGCAGTAACTGTGCCGCCCAAACCCGTGGCCGATAAAGTGCCAGCAACAAAAGAAACACCAGTACCAATAGTGACATTGCTAAAACCGCCTGTGCCATCGCCATAGAGGATGGATGCACCAGTTGTTAAAGTTGACCAAGCAGGTGCTGCGCTTGTATTTGCAATCAATACTTGTTTAGCCGTACCCGCCGCAGTAAACGCATAAGTTGTTCCAGTGCCGTAAGCAATTCCGTAAGCTGTGGGTGTTGCAGAGCCGTTTGTGCCACCGTTGGCGATTGGCAGAACACCACTAACGTGCGTTGTTAAACCAATTTTGCCCCACGATGGTGCTATATCTACACCGCCAGAAATAAGTGCATTACCCGTAACAACATCGGGCAGTTTTGCCAAGGTTGTAGTTGTATCCGCATATAGCAAATCACCGATTGCATAAGATGCGTAACCCGTACCACCATTTGCTGCAATTAAAATACCCGCCAGTGTTACATTGCCTGTGATAGCTGTGGCAGGGCTAAGGCCAGTCGTGCCAGCCGAAAAAGATAAAACACCCGTATTAGCAACAACAATTGTTCCAGACCCATTGGTAACAGAAATGCCAGCACCAAAACCTAGCGTGTTAAGGGTATATCCTGTACCGTTACCAATCAGTAATTGACCGTTGGTGGGAATAGTGCTTAACCCTGTACCACCATTAATGACGGCGGTAATGCCACTCCCATCACCCGTAATTACATATAAATTGTAAAAAAACCGATACCACTCCCGCGATACTAGGCCCGTTTGTGGATCAAGCAGACCGACACGGGGAGCCGTAATTTGGGTGATATTACGGGATGTAGCCATTATGCGTTGGTTGGGCTAATTATCAGTTCAGCACCCACAATGACCATTTTGACCGGATCAGTGCCAGACACTTCATAAACACGGTCACGCAGCTTGAGGGTCATGCCTAACCTGCGCCAAAACACCCGTTTGAAATATTCACCAATCTTGCCCATCGGCGACCAATGCTCATTGGACCATGTGTGACCGCCGTCATCAGACCAGCGCAACATGACTTCAGGGTTGTAACCGGGCGCAGCAGGGTAGCTTGTCGTCACCAACTCGTACCCGTTAATGTCAATGTCTGCTAATTCGTACTGCCCAAGCGGTTCAAACCCATTGCCCGCTTCGGTGGTTAACGTATCGTTTGCTTGCGTGGCTAAAAACGTTTGCACGTATTCGGCGACAAGGTTTAGTCCTGCCTCAGTGTCAATATTTTCGCTGTCGTACTTAGGATACAAATTCAAGCCAACGCCAGTTTCGCAATCAAGTTGAAGGCTATGTTGTGCCGAGCGTTTGAGATTATTTGTGCCAGTGGGCAATGCTCTCCATGACCGCAGCCACTTCTGGATGCCACCATTGTCAGCGTACACATCAAGGTCGAGGGTGTAGATGTTGCCGTTCTCAAAGTCACCGACTATCGTATTGCCGCCAAAGTTACATTGGCAGTTGCTACGGTGACGGGTAAATTCACCATTGTCCCATCCAGCACGCTCATGCCACGATTGAGTAGACACATCGTAGACCCATGTGGCATTACCACTGGGGAATGTTAAAACATAAAAAGCATGGCCTTCTTGCTGGTAGGTGTAGGCCACAGCGTCCGAGATGTTGCCGTACTGAGCAATAGCGTACTCAATGGCATGGGTAGAAACCCTAACACCTGTGTAGCCGTTTGCGCGGTAAACGATTCCTTGTCCACGGGCATCCGTGCCAAGCCAGAATAGGGCATTGTCGAGCTTTGCCACAGAGAATGCAGCTACACATCCAATCTCGTTAAAAGCCCCTTGGATGCGCGTTAAGGGATAGTCAGTATCTCCAGAGTCATACCAAACTTCAACCGAGTCAGTACCAAATAACCACGCTTCACGGTGATTAATGTTAATGGCAACCAATCCGTCTGGTGAACCTTCAGCAGAAGCAAAATCCAAAGGGTCAACCGATGTGCCATCAAGCAATTGTGTCACCCACACCTTTTGGCTGTTGGGTTCATTAAACACAAAGTACCCATCCAAGTAGCCGACAGTCACAGCACCTTCAAAGTCAGGGTCGGTGATTTGAGCAAACACGTTGGTGGACTCGTTGTAGATAAACCCGTCAGGGTTGCAGGCCAAGAACATCTGTGTGCCATTGTCAGCAATCGACACTGGGCCAGTCCCAGTCACCGTACCCAGCAAGGTGGGTGTAGCAGTCAATCCAGTGACTTTGTAGAACCCATTGCCACTAACAACATAGAAATCGCTGCCGTTGGTCTGGTGCGCCCACAGCGCCCGAATGGGGCCAGTACCTATGGTTTGCTGAAACTGTAAACCCGGCGCACGGTTAAAGAATCCCGCAGTCTTACCCCCATCGGCGGTAGCCTCTGGAAAAAGATTTACGAGTCGGTTATCCGCAGCATTGACACTGCGTGCGACATAAGACGCGCCCAGAATCGGTGTTTGCATATTAGACGTAGCTTGGATACCACTTGGTTGTCGTAGCATCATAAGTCATCGTCAATGCACGACTAACAACGGCTGTCCCAAGCACAGCGATGTTTCCCGCCGCTGTCCAAGTAAACGCGCCAGTAGGGATCAATGTGATCGTACCGCCACCAGTAGAAATTGGCGCGGCTACAGTGATATTTACAACAGCCGTTGTTCCAGAAACAAAAGCAATTGGGGTTGTTGGCGCAATGGTTGTTGCGCTGGCAATTGTTGGCGCTGCTGCGCTTACTGCGCTAAAACCACTCAGCGATAGACTTGTACCAGTTGCCGCGCCAATAACTGGCGTTACTAGGGTTGGAGTGGTTGCAAATACAGCAGACCCCGTACCAGTCTCATCGGTCAAGGCAGTTTGCAAGTTGGCGCTGCTTGGGGTTGCTAAAAATGTAGCTACACCTGTTCCCAAGCCACTTACGCCAGTTGCAACTGGCAAGCCTGTGCAGCTTGTCAAAGTACCGCTTGTTGGCGTTCCAAGTGCAGGCGTTACCAACGTTGAATTGGTAAACAACAATGCGTTGGTAACTTGTTTTGTTGTGCCACTTTGCACAATAGGAAGAACGTCAGTTGTAGCGGCAGCGGTTGCGCTAGGGAGCGCGGTAATTGCAATAGTAGCCATGTTAGTAGTTTCCTGCGTAAATGTTAAAACGTTGACGAGTTGCTATGAGAGAGTAAGGCATGGACATGATGTCATCAGGGTTGTTGATGCGTTTCAAGTTACGCTTGCTGGTCATGGCAATACGGGTTACTTGGGGGCTGGGTTCGACACCAAACTCAGGTGCGATCTCCATTGCCAAGTTGTAGACAAACGCACGCAGGTAGCCCGGTGGGAATGTCAGATCAGTTGTCAGGACGGCGGGGTTGCTTAGTTCTTGAACAGAAATAAAGTGCCACTCCAAGTCCCGTGTGGGCTTTGGGTACACCGTCATCGTAGCGTCAGGGTAAGTCATGTTGACAAAAATGACCTGTGGGTAGGTTGACGTTACAGTCTTAACTGCAATGCCATCGTACTGCTGCTGATTGATAAACTTGATGCCAAAAGACACATTTGTGCCTGCGTCACGGTAATAGGTAGCATCGTCAAACAAGACTGGGCGGTTGCCTACAAAGTTACCACTTGGGCCAAGTGTGCGAGTAATTTGACCCGCAGGCCATGTGAAGATTTGATCTTGGGTGCTGAATACAGATAAGCGCTCTGTATCCCAGCTTTCAATCATCTGGTTTAATGCAGTCAATCCATCTTGCGATGTTGACGCGGATGGCGTTTCACCTTCGGCAAGCACGCCGAGCAGCCGAAGCGCCCGATTGATTTGATCGCCAGCGGTGGTTGCCATAATTAAATCCCTTCGGTTGCAGTCTCAGTTTCTACTTTGCGAACATATTTGCGCTTTGTTCCCAGTGCATTCACAGGGGCCGCATCTTCGGATTCCGAGGGCGTATCCAGAGTATACCGTGTCCAGCTGTTTTCTTCATCGTAAACGGCTTCAAGTTCCATAGTGGCAACTTTGCGTCCGTGGACGGGGTGAGAGAGATAAATGTTCATAGGAAAAAGGGGGTTTTTACGCCCCCTTTTATTTAGTTAGACGCAATCAAACCAACAGTTTCAAGGCGTGCTTCAACTTGAGCAAGACGGGCTTGCAAGTTGGCAATCACGGACAAAACTGAATTACCTTCGTCTTTAGTTACAAAGCCAAAAGGGGTAGTTTGAGTTAAATCTTGAATTGCGTAATCAGGTGTACCGGGTGCAGTGCTGGTAATTGAGGTCAACTGAGCAGTCAAGGCAGCGCCTTGAGCCACAGGAGTTGTACCGTAGAAACCAGCAGTTCCTCCAGTTTTACCCATGATTGCGCCATCCAATTGCGGGTCTTCATACGCAACGCCAATAGGTTTAGTGTTTGTAGGCATGATTTATTCCTTTAAGAACAGGGGCCGAAGCCCCCATTTGGTTTAGCCAACGCGATAGATTGAGTACGCTGCTTCACCAGTTTTGCGGAAACGGAACGTGCCAGATGTGTTGCTGGTTTTAGTCAACGAATCTTGGATTGTGTCGTTACCAACAAGGGTGTTGCCCGTGCCAGCAGTAAAAACTACGTCATTTGCTGCATTGTCACCAATATTGATAAACGAGCAGTCAAATGTCGAGCCAACTTTAAGGCTAGAAAACGCAGCGTCAAGCAATGCACCTGTTGGGAACACATAAGCGCCAGCATCTGTGCCGCCTGAGTCCATAGTGCATACACCAGCAGCCAAGTTGTCTGCGGTGATAGTGACAGCCGCGCCAGCCAATGCAACGGGTGCGCTAGTGTTGTAAAAACTGATTTCGCCAAGATTGCCGTCACCAACTTGATAACCGCTTGCGCCGTTAGGTAATGTAGCCATGATAATTTCCTTTAAGAATGTTAATACGAGAAACGGGGCCGAAGCCCCATTTGTTTAGCCCCAGATACGGCAAGCCATCTGTGGACGGATGGTGCTGTAACCGTACAAAACGTCAATACGGCAAGGCATACGGTCACTGTTAATATCGTACTGGCGCACAACACGCAAGCTGATACCGTTATGAACCGCACGTGAAGCCATGTCAACGCCTTGAGGCAGCAACAAGTCAGCAGTAGCGAAGGTGATCGCATCTTTGTGGTAGACCAAGTTCTGTGCGTATGCAGTAGAAGCAGTACCAACAAAGGTTACAGTGCCGCCAGTTGCAGGCAAGACATCCACAGTAGCCAAAGCAGTATTTGCAGAGTACATAGGAGCAACGGTCACAGTCCAAGTACCAGACACAGCAGTGGCATCAGCCAAGGCTACGAATTGGAACAAAGAACCAGTGGTTTCACGGGTCTGTGGGTTGACTGCATTGCAAGCACTAATTGTGAACACATCACCAGCTTTAATGGTGGTAGTTACAGAACCCTGCTCCAACAGAATAGTTGATGCCCCTTCGGAAGTAACGCCGGGGGTCTTAACCAATGTAGAAGCAGTTGCGCTGCGTGAACCAGTAGTGTGTTGCTTGATAGATTGAGACATATTGACTTCATCAAAGCCCAATACGCCAGCGCCCATCATGCCGTTCTTGAATTGACGGCTAACAGTGTCTGTTGGGTTAAACAGACCCTTCATGCCTTCAACCAAGCCAGCGTTAGCAGCAGGGTTTACGGTTGCGTAACGTGGGGACATCACAGCAGCGTTTTCGTTCAATTTCTGTTGGGCTTGCAACAAGACCAAAGAAGTCGAAGGAGTAGTGCCGGGTGTTCCAACAGTGTTACCGATGGTTTTGTACGCATTAGCAACGTCAGCATCAATGGAAGATGCCAATTGGCTGATACGAGGCTTCAAGACACGTTCCGCAAAGTCATCCAATTGCATGGTCAATTCAGCAGATGTGAAGTTGACACCGATATGCTTTTGGTTGTTTACAGACAATGTGGTGAACTGTTCGTTGTCGTCTTGCACTTGCAAGGCAGCACCGTCAGTGACCAAAGCACGGTCGGGTAAACGGATACGCAGGGTTGAACCGATCTTTGCACCTTCAACAGCGAAGCTGTCATCGTACTGACGGTTTACATTGCGGGTCAAAACAAGGTTGTTCTCAAGAATTTCGAGAGCCTTGCGGGTGATCATGTCGA